TCAAGAAAGTGATTACATACCCATCAGACTTGTCTGATCAACAAGATGTGATGAAAATTGATTGTTATTCATATCAACCTCCATACGAAGCTTCTATGGCACAGAGCTTTGGTAAAAGTAATGGTAGTAATCTAGGATATGGTCTTTCAAGACAATCTCCATACAGAAAAAAATTGGGTGCAGGAATTATACTACCAGTGCCAAATAATGTTTCAGATGCCAACTCTACCAGTTGGGTTGATGATAACATGTCAACCATGTCAATGGGAGCAGCACAACATGTAAATGCTACCATTAAAGGTAAAGCACTGACATTAGGTCTTGGTTACGCCTTTGGGATGGGAGGTGCTGCAGAAGGATTTAACAGATTAACTGGTCAAGCTGCACTCTGGGGTAATATTGGTACAAAACAAGCAGGTCAAGGAGAACTAGGAGCTAACCTAATAAGTCAATTAACTGGGAAACTAGGATTTGACGTTACTCCAGAGACTATTCTAAGTAGAGCTGGTGGTGTAATTGCAAACGCCAATACTGAACTAATGTTCTCTGGAGTGAAATTAAGACAATTTGGATTCCAATGGAGAATGACTCCAAGGGATGAAATGGAATCACATCAAATTAGAATGATAATTCGTGCATTTAAACAGTGGTCTGCTCCTAAAAAGATAACAAAATTACATTCAGGTGAAGCAGAAGGTGGAACAGTAGGTAAGGCGGGGTCACCATCATATTTCCTAGGAACTCCAAACATCTTCAGACTTAGATACATGACATCTGGTGGTAGAAACATACTTGGATTAAACAAATTCAAACCTTGTGCTTTAACTAGTATTCAAGTTCAATATACCCCAGATGGACAATGGAATGCTTATGAAGGTGGCCAACCAATATCTGTAATAATGGATCTCAGGTTTGCAGAACTAGAACCAATATATAATACTGATTATAATGGTAATAGTATTGCAGAAAATAGAGCATTTGATCCAAGTGACCCTAACTCTTTAGGAGATCTAATGCCCATTAGTATTATTAAACAAAACAATCCAGCATCATCAGACGTAGGGTATTAAAATGTCTCTAGGATACTTTTCACATTTACCAAATATAAATTACGTTTCTAGAACTACTGATAGAAGTTCTAATGATGAATTTATTCCAGTAAAAAACCTCTTTAAAAGAGGAAGACTTCGTGAAGACTTATCATCAGTCTTCACGGCATTTAATGATTATGTAATTGGCGAAGATATAAGACCAGAACAGGTCGCAATGGAGATATATGGGGACCCTAGGTTAGATTGGGTAGTCTTAACCTGCAACAATATAATCAACGTTAGAGACGAATGGCCACTCAATACAGACAGTTTTAGAAAATTCTTATTGGACAAATATGGTTCTGATGAGAACATGGCAAAAATCCATCATTACGAAACCCAAGCATTTAATGATAACTATGCAAGAATCGTAATACCAGCAGGATTAAAAGTAGATTCCAACTTTGACTTCAACTTCATTTTATATAATAAAGAATACCAACAAGAACTAAGTTATAGTGGTGGTCTTGACAACACGTCTCTATCAAATACAACAAAGGTAGATGCACAGGGAAATGCAACAGATTCCTCTGGAAACGTTATAACAAATAATAATCTTAGAGCAGTATCATATCTGGAATACGAACAAGACATTGATAATGGAAAGAGAAGAATCAAGGTTTTGAAAAAAGATTATCTTGATACTGTATATAATGATATGAAGAATATATTCAAGTACAAGAAGTCCAGTCAATATAGGACTCCATTCCTAAAAGAAGCACATAACCCAAGACTTAGCGGGTCATAAAAAAAGAGCCCCCATCGGGACCCCAATATTCTGGTTCTCTCGGATCGATCCGTGGATCCCACCAAAAGAAACCAAGCTGATGCAATCTAACATGCATCAGCGGTTTTTTTAGCTCCATAGGCTACTCTTCCGCTAACTGCTGGAAGTATTTAAGCGCATCGTCTTCTTCATCTGTATTAGATGTTGCAGCAACAGGAACTTTACTTAGTTCATCATCTGTTGCAACAGGAGCCGCAACCTCACGATGATTGTCTTCATCAGCAACCTCTGGATCCTGATAACGTAATGAACCAGTTGGTAGTTTAGAACCAAGAACTGTGTCAAGACGCTTCTTAAGAGCATCATACTCTTTGAACTGATCAGGAGCAACGAATTCACTTAGGTCATTAACCTTATCGTAAATTCCTTCAAGTGCCTTATCATCATCTAGTAGTGCTTCTACCTTACCGAACTCTGAACTATCATAGTTCCAGAACCCTGCAACCTGTTTGATCTTCAACTTGAAGTTAGCACCTTTCCAGAAATCAAATGGATTGATTGGATCCTCATCCTCAAATTCTGGTTGCATTGAAGCAGTAATCTTATCAAAGATCTTCTTACCAAACTTGTAGATGAAGACTTTACCTTCATTCTCAGGATTGGAAGAATCCTTAACAACATATACATTTGCATAGTAAGAAAGCTTACGCTTCTGCTTACGTGCAATATCCTTATCTGATTCCCGACCACTGTTCCAGAGACTACGATTTAGTTCTCCAACAGGATCATCTTTACTTACTGTGGTCAAAGAATTCTCAATATACCAACCGCCTGGTCCTTGAAAAGCATGGCTCCAAACCTGAACCCAAGGAAGTTCCATATTAGCATGTTGAGGAAGGAACCTAACAACGGCATAACCGTTACCCGCCTTATCAACTGCTGGTTTCCAGAGTCGTTCGTCAGTATTATTGCCCCTCTCGTTGAGTTTCTCAACTTTCTTCATCAATCTCTCTGTGAGAGACCCCGAGCGGGATTGTTTTTTTAAGTCAGCAAATGACATTTAGTATTCTCCGTATTTTTGTATTTGGAAGTATTGACCGTATTAATTATACTAGTATTAGTCGTGTTTGTCAATCCTCAGATTGGAAATCTGATATTTGACCTTCTAACCTGTTTAATGTATCGGACAAGTGATCAAAGAAAGCATCAACGTTTTGATTGGGTTTTAATCCCAGAAATTCAGCAGACTTTAAAGCCTGTTCTCGCATCTCCTTTGCATCAGGATCATCCTTCTCAAGAGACAACCTGAACATAAAGTTCTTCTGTTTATCGACAAGTTTCCTCATCGTGTTAAGATGATGTTTGGTAAAAGGCGAATAAGGATCAAATCCCTGTTTTGCCATAATATCCATTAAATCCTCTTGAAGCTCTTGTATCTCGGCCATTGCGGCTCTGACTACTGGAGATTTAAAGAAATCACTCATGGTTAAAAATTAGCTTTCAACACTACTATTTATGTATTTTTCGACCCACATAGGTAGATATACCAAGGTAAGTGCGGCATTCCAAAAAGTAATAAAAAAGAATAAATGAAGTAGTCTGTTAGGTGAAAATATCAAACCCAACACAACAACAATCACCCACAGATAATCCAAAACTCTATGAAAGGCCTGCCACCCATCACCAAACTTCTCTATCAGTTTATCTCTCTGATGAGCAAAGAATGGTGATACGTGTCTCATGATAACGAACCCCTCATTGAGGAACATTATTGTGAAACCTATCCAGAATATCATAAAGGTAATTTAGATCTTGATGTTCTCTTAAGATAGTTTAGTTCAGTTGCTTGAGCTTTTAACTTCTCCTTAAGAGGTTTGGTAATTAACTTACCTACTGACTCGAATTCTATATTCTTATCTTCACAATAACTAATTATTGCTTCAATATAATTTAGATTAGACTTCTGTACAAGTGTCTCGATGTCACTAGTAAATTTGTTCTGACAAAGAAACTTTTCTTTGAGCAGTTCGTTAACATCTTTCGCCATACTCTCCGAGTTTACATGTGACAAATTCTTCGACATATTCTGTAAGAAGTTTAATATAGTCACGTTTGTTCGACTTTTCATAGACTTTCACCTTGCCATCATCGGCAACCATAAGGGTAACAATTTTTTTAACAGATATGCCTGTCATCTCAAAATACATGCAAGCATAAGCGGTTTCTTGTACAAAGTACTGTTGAATCCACTTCTCTGGTTTTATCTTTTTTGAAGTCTTAAAATCTATAATGGCTAATTCACCATTATATTCTGCAATACAATCAACCCTTCCAGCTATACCGAAATACTCACTATATAGTGGTTTTTCTAAAGCGTGAATATTATTTATATTGTCTAAAGAATCCTTTGCTGCAAGGAATAATGCTTTAGTTGTAGGCAGAACATCTAACTTATCAATATCCTCATTTAGAAGATATTTTTCTACCAAATCGTGGAATCTAGTTCCCCTATCAGTAGAGACTTTTGTTATCTGATTTGCGACTTCTTCACCGACCTTCTTACGCCAATTCATAAAGATTTGACGATTATAGAAACTCGTTATCGATGTAATAGATGGGGCTTTCTTCCCACTGGGAAGGGTATAATACCTCACTCCATCAATTTGATTAGCTTCTAACTCAAAGTCACCAAGTTTATTTAAATGAACAAACGTCATAAAGAAAGAGCGAGTTTAGTAACCAAATAGTTTCTTACTAAACCAGATCGAACAATATCATCAAGACCAAATTCAACAACACCGAAATCATCTTCCATGATCTCAATGATACGTTTAAAGTCTAGGATTCCATTCTTCTCATTGGATTTAGTGAGATCTGTTTGTGTAGAGTCACCGCAAAATACTATTTTACAGTTATCTCCTACTCTTGTTATTATACTATCTAACTCGTGAAAGTTCAAGTTTTGCATTTCATCAACAAGAACAATGCAATTATCAAGTGTTGTTCCTCTAATAAATGAAGTACTCCAGAAGGAAATAGTCTCCTGTGTTTTAAGATTTCCATAGAGCATCTCGAAATCTGCATCTGTAGGCATCTCAAACATGTACTTCACCATGTTTTTGTAAGGTATCTGATAAAGTGAGGACTTGTCTTCATGATCGCCAGGAAGAAAGCCAATTTCACGGGTACTAACAAGAGACCTAACAATATAAATTTTTTCGTAAGGCGTAGTTTCATTTAGAACGTCCTTAAGGGCCAGATATAGACTGATAAATGTCTTACCAGTTCCAGCAGCTCCATAGGCAAAAAGATTCTTACCTTTGGCATAATAATCAAATAAAATCTTCTGATTATCAGTAATTGGTTCTACAGGAACCAACATACCATCATTAATAGGTTTCTTGCGACGCATTTGTTTCGCAGTCATTCCCACTCCAATAGGATCAGAGTTACTTGATGCTCTTTTCCGTCTTGCCATTATCCGTTCCTAGTATTGATGCCACGACCTGCAAGTCTTCCTTGAATACCAGCAGACTTCTCCGCTTTCTTCAAGACCTCAGACCAGCCAGGATTCTTATTGTGAAGTTTATCTCTCCACTCACCAACTTCTCCAACGCCTGGACATGTACTAGGGTCAGAGAAGTCACGAGTCCAATTGGGATTGTCTTCCTTCCACTGATCCCAAGCATGAACACTCATAATAACTTCCTTTGTCTCACCAGTTTCCGTATTTTTTACAGGATAAGTAGCCATTAATCTTCATCCTCAACGGTTATCCATTCCAAAGCTTCCGACACTATTGGAAATGTTTCGACAAAAACATCTCTACATGATTCTGCAATCTGCATATGTTCTTTCTGTGTTCCATGTGCAGAACGTAAACTTATATAGTGTATCCAAGAACGACAAGATCCAGTCATATAGATCTTAGTGGGAGTACAAAGGGGAAGTACCATTCTAGCGCACTCCTTTGCCACACCAATCTCTAACATCTGACCATATAAGTTAGTAGCAGAACTGAACAAAGTCTTCATCTGTCTTTCTAACTTATCCACAATTTCAGGATCCAAATCATCAATAGAGTTCTGACGATTCTTCACATCTTGTCTTCTAAGTTCTGGTAATTCAATCTTACCTAAGTCACTAGTACTAGCATACCTTTGAGAAAACTCTTGGAATGTAAAAGATCTATGACGTAGTATCTGTGCAGCAATCGCACGAGTTGTCTCAATCTCTAGTGTCATAGAGGATTGTTCAAAAACTGACCAATGATTATGTTTGATGCAGTATCTAAGTAATCCAGCAAATTTATCATTCTCTTGATTAGACGGATTAGAAACTCTGGCAATATACGCCATCAGTTTTTCCGCATCAGGAGTTACTGATACCAATTGTACATTTTTTGCCATACAGTTAGTCGGTGTATCCGTCATCGTCGTCGCATGAGTCATAATGTGGTTCTTTTAATTGAGTCCGAATCTTGGTGGTATATGCATCCACATCAGAATATACTTCCGATTCTAACACATTTACCAGAGATTTCAAGTTTTTGACAACGGCTTTAAGTTTTTCCTTTTCCATTACTAGATATAGTAGTTGAAGTTTATTAACACCCTTTTGGCTGTATCAGTGGAAGTTACTCCACGATGCTTTTCATTTGAATCAAATGTAAGCATACGGTTTTCAACACTGTCAAATTTCATACCATTTTCAAATTCCGTGTATCCATTATTGGTATTAATATAATAGATGGAAGTTATACAGTCGTCAACATCCGAATGAAACGCATGTCCAACAGGCTGAGGTGTTTTCATATTTAGATTAGCTTTACTCCTAACAAATGCCGTTGCATCGAATTTCTGGAATACAGGATCCAAGAGCTCCCAACATCGGCTAACAGGTGCATAATCCAAATATAAACCATGAACAAACTGGAAATGTCCATCCCCAGGCATCACAACACCATCTATACAATTCCAAGGAATCTCCATACCCATAAAGACATCCTGAATATCTCTAAATTGGTTAGGAGGAAGGAAATTCTCAGTTATTTTATATTTCATCGTGTTCTTCTGCCTCTTTCAATAACCCAGATACCAACTTCTCAG